TTTTGCATCGAAAAAGCTGTCGCAAAAAGACAATTTACTTATCACATTCACCAATAAGTCTTTTGGCCTGAATGTTATGATTCAGCAGAGTGTAGATGCGCACCTGAAAGGAGCTAGCGACTTAACCGATTTGTTGCTGATGTCAAATTACAATAATGAGATGTGTGGAAACCAACTTTCGTTTTTTAAAAATTTCAATCAGGATGTGTTTTAATCATGACTCTCTCGTGCGAATGTGATTTTGACGACCATGACTGGTATTATTCTTCTCCAGACGATTACACGACGTTGCAAACAAAACTCAGACGGCGCTGTAAGAGTTGCAACACCCCGATTGATATTGGCGCGGTCTGCACGAAGTTTGAAATAACACGTCCTACGAATTGCGCTATGGAGGAAGCCATATATGGAGACGAACGTACAATGGCGCCAATGTTTCATTGCGAAGCGTGCGCGGACATTTATTTCAATTTGGCAGAACTTGGATTCAAATGTGTCATGCCAAATGAAGATATGCGTAAGCTATTAAAAGAATATCACGAAGTTTATGGAAAGGGAATAAAATGAACAGCACAGTACCAGAATTGCTTCTTGCGGCAGCACAAACATTCGACGAGCGCAACCGCGTATATGGAGACACATACAAGAACTTCGGGAGCGTTATGCAAGGAATGTTCCCGAGCGGGCTTACAGTGAATGATGTCGACGCCTGGAATAGGCTTGGTCTTTTGGTGATGGCGGTCGGCAAGCTAACTCGGTACACGGCTCAATTCGATAACGGAGGACACAAGGACAGCGCACATGATTTGATCAACTACGCTGCAATGTTGGAAGAATTGACAAAATGAACATTCAACAGACAGGGAAGAATGAACAGAAGGTAAAATTCTTTCGCGAGATTTCACAAGCATTCGAATTTCTCTCTGTTTACCACTCTCTGTCTGCGGAGAAACAACTTGAGCTGATGCAATACATAACTTTATTGAAGGCAGATCAGAAATGACAATAGCGCTTGTATTTGACACGGAAACGACAGGATTGCTTCTCCCAAAAGTGGCAGACCTTAGCAAGCAACCGCGCATCATTGAACTTGCATTGGTGCGCATCGAACATGGAAAAATTGTTTCCGAACATGAATGGCTGATCGATCCAGAATGCCCACTGCCTGCCGTGATAACAAAGATAACTGGCCTTACTGATGATGATTTAAAAGGCAAGCCAAAATTCCGCCAGCTTCTTGGCGAGATCGAAGAAGCATTCGCCGGTGCAGATTTGCTCATTGCGCATAATGCGCCGTTCGATGTTGGCATGCTTACCACAGAGTTGCAGCGGTGCGAACGCACGGGATTCCCATGGCCTGCTGAAACACTATGCACGGTGCAAGAATTTATGCACTTGAAAGGCAGGCGCTTGAAGTTGACGCAACTTTATGAATTGAAACTTGGCAAGGATCTTAAGCAAACACACCGCGCATTGGACGATGTGTTTGCGCTCGCTGAAATTTGTATAAAGGAGGGATTAGCATGAGCGACACAATCGAAGATTACAAATCAATAAACGAACACAAGAAAAGGATGATTGAAGAGTGTCCAAGATGATTCAGCTAAGAATCAGAACCGAATACAGCTTTGGTCTAACGTTTGCTCCAATTGACCGCGTTATCGAACATTTAAAGTCGATCGGGTGCACCGCTGCAGGGATCGTCGACCAAGGGTCTACGTGGGGACACGTTGAATGGTTCAATAAGTGCAAAGCAGCTGGCATTCAGCCTTTGCTGGGTGTTGAGCTTGTTGTGACAGACGATGAGGACACAAGCCCTCGCATGTGGTTCCTCGCGAAGAATCTTGATGGCCTGCAGGAATTATATCGTTGGTCGTCGAAAACATATCAGCAGGCTATGCCAGGAAAGTTTGGTTCAATTCCTTCATTGCGCCGGTCTGATGTGTTTAAAATGAGCAGTAATATATTCAAATTTGCTGGCGATATTGTTGATGAAGATTTTTTGAAGGAGGTTGGTGCAATTGCAGACATAAGCCCAGCCAGCCGCATTCTTTCCCTGAAGAAGCGTGGTATGGGACTGCCTATTGTTGGTGTTTCGGATAATGCATACGCCAGCATAGACGACAAGAATATATTTGAATTCGTCGGTGGCGGAAATAAACCTACGCCTCAGCACATTCTTGTTGGTCTTGAGGGACAGGATGTCGCACTTAAAATTGCACAAGAGTGCTCCTCTATGGTACTACCGCAAGCACCAATGATCCGTGCTGAAGGAGATCTTGAAGCATTATGCCGCGAGGGAATTAAATTTAGAAAGATGGAGACGATTTGGGATGAAATGTATGAGACCCGCCTCAACTACGAGCTTGGTCTCATACACACTAAAGACTTTGAATCGTATTTTATCATTGTGGCGGACATGGTTCGTTACGCAAAGAAACACATGCTGGTTGGCCCGAGCCGTGGAAGTTCAGCCGGGTCACTTGTGTGTTATCTCACAAGAATAACTGAGGTCGATCCAATTCCACCAAAGCTGTTTTTTGAGCGATTCATTGACATCACAAGAAGTGATTTGCCAGACATTGACTTAGATTTTCCTGACAATAAGCGCCATCTTGTTTTTGAATACATGGCGCAGAAATATGGTATTGAAAACACGGCACACATCGGCACAATTTCTGTTTATAAGCCAAAGTCTGCTCTTATTCAGGTGTGCAAAAAGCTGAACATTCCGCCAGCAGCGACCGGCGCTGTAAAAATAGCGATGATTGAGCGCTCCTCTGCTGATTCACGCGCAAACAATTGTCTCCTCGACACACTTACACAAACAGAACCAGGGAAACAATTCATTGATTCATATCCTGCAGTGATGAATGCCACACTTTTGGAAGGACACGCCTCACACACAGGCGTACATGCTGCTGGACTTCTTATTTGCAACACACCAATAACAGATTATGCAACGGTCGATGACAAAGGCATAGCGCACGTCAATAAAGGTTCTGCTGATTTCCTTGGGTTGCTGAAGATCGACGTGCTTGGACTGAGGACTCTCACCGTTCTTGAAGACGCGAATGTTGGTGTTGACTGGTACGGGCTGAAATTCGATGACAGAGCGACATTTGATGTTCTTGATGCACAGCGTTTGTGTGGAATATTTCAATTTGAAGGCAATGCAATGAGAGCAGTTTCATCTGAGATGAAATATAATTCTATCTCTGACATTGATGCTGTCACCGCCCTCGCTCGTCCAGGTCCATTCGCTGGCGGTGTTACTGAAGAATACATAAAGCGCAGAAATGGAAAGCCATTTAAAAGCATTCACCCTTCAGTTGAGCCTTTGATGAGGGACACATACGATCTGCCTGTTTATCAGGAACAGACACTATTGATCGTGCGTGAGATCGGAAAATTCGGCTGGGATGACACCAGCAAGATCAGAAAAGCAGTTTCAAAACGATATGGAAAAGAATATTTCGATGCTTACTGGTTGAAATTCAAAGAAGGTGCGGAATCAAACGGAATAGAAGAAGCCGACGCAAGAAAGATTTGGGACACCATTTATGTTATGGGTTCCTGGCAGATGAACAAAGCTCACACTCATAGCTATGCCGTTATCAGCTACTGGACAGCTTATTTGAAGGCGCACTATCCAATGGAATTCTCTGCGGCCAGCTTGCGCAATGCAAAGGATGAGGACAGCGCGATTGAATTGCTGCGCGAGATGGTGAAAGAAGGCATTAAATATGTCTCGTTTGACATCGAAAAGTCTGAAATGAACTGGGCAGCAAAAGACGATGTGCTTTATGGCGGGTTTATGAATTTGCACGGCTTTGGTGAGTCGAAGGCAAAGAAGGCAATCGAACAGCGCAATGCTGGCAAGATCGAGCAGAAGATGCTTAATGCGATAAATGCTGCAGAGAATATTTTCACTGACTTGTTTCCATTCTCAACAAAATATGGAGCGATATACGACAATCCTGCTGAACATAATATAGCAGGCAAGATTTGGAAGATCGCAGATATTGAAGAAAGTGTTCCGCACAAAGAACAGCGCGTTATTCTTGGTGAATTGATTTATAAGAATGCGCGTGACATAAATGAAGAGGTGAACGTCAAAAAACGAGGAGGAAAGGTTGAAACTGGACCACGAGATTTTCTTGATGTGAGATTGCGTGACGACACAGGAACGATTGGTGGAAGGATAAGCCGGTGGGATTATCAGGCTATCGGGAAGGATATGCTGGAAAATGTTCCTGAAGGAGCGCACCTTATGGTAAGGGCAACATTTTACAATGGCATTCGCTATTTGTTCATTCAGAAGTGGAAGCGTATAGATGTCTGAAAAGAGAGCATTTAAAAAACTGAAAGAGGCTTTGTCGAATGGCAAAGTAGAACGCAGATTGGAGCGTGTTGAAAACATTGTCGGTGCTGGTTGGCCGGATTGCAATGGATGTTTCAGCGGCGTTGAATTTTGGATCGAAGTGAAGGAACCGACAGAACCAAAAAGATCGTCCACCAAGTTATTTGGAAGCAATCACAAGCTCAGTCAAGAACAGATGAACTGGATCAAACGGCAACTTCTTTCTGGAGGGCTTGCGTATGTTTATATCGACACAGGAGGATGGAGACTGTTGATCGGTGGACGCATAGCAGACAGCATCAATGATATGACTCTTGATAGATTAAAAGCAGAAGCATTGTGGATTGCTAAAGTCCCAATGAAAGATAAAAACCACTGGGAAGGAATTGTAGATGTCATCCTCAATCGAAAAGTATAAAACAAAGCCATACGCACACCAATTGAAATGCCTGCAAGAATACGGCAAGAAAGAATATTTTGCTCTGCTTGCTGACATGGGCACAGGGAAAACTTTTATCATCATAAACAATATCGCAGAACTTTGGGCGGACGAAGAAGTGAATGGGGTTCTGGTGATGGCGCCTAACGGTGTGCAGACGAACTGGGCAAACATCGAACTAGGAAAGCATATGCCAGACTGGGTGCGGTATAAAGCGGCTGTTTGGAAAAGCAATCCGAAGAAGAAGGATCTTTCATCACTCGATTCATTATTTGAATCGAGTGATGCCACACAATTGCGTATTTTCCTGATGAACTGGGAAGCGTTGCAATCAGAACGCGGATTTGAAGCGGCGAAAAGATTTTGCATGAGTTGCAGCAAGCTGATGATTGTTGGGGACGAAACAACAATGATCAAAAATCCAGCAGCAGCCAGAACAAAAGCCCTGATGAAACTTAAGAAATATTCATCTTACCGGCGCATCATGAATGGCACTCTGATAAGTAATAGCCCGTTCGATGCGTTCAGCCAGCTATCATTCCTTGATGAGAACATTCTTGGCACGACATCTTATTATGCATTCAAGGCAGAATATGCTGAAATGCTGCAAGAAGGGCATGGCTTGCTGACCTCGATCAAGCAGCGAACTGGAGGAAAATTCACGCCGCAAATAGTTGCTAAAGGCAGGGATGGCAGACCGGCATACAAAAATCTCGACAAACTTGAAAATATTGTTTCAAGACACTCATTCAGGGTGTTGAAAAAGGACTGTCTTGATTTGCCGAAGAAAATATATAAGACGATGTTCTATGAAATGCTTCCGGCGCAACGCAAAGCATACGACCTGATGAAAGAAGAGAATCGCATGATGCTGCTGGACGAAGCCGTGCCTGTGGCAAATAAACTTGTGGCGCTTGGTAAAATGGCGCAAATATGTTCTGGCTATTTTATTTCGCCAGAGGCGAAAGAGCCTGTGCGTGTTGTCGAGCATTCGCCGAAGCTCGATTCACTTATTGAAGTGGCGAAGCGCGTAGTGCTTGAGCAAGGCAAAAAAATGATTATTTGGGCACGATATCACATCGAACTAGACGATATTGCTGCTGCAATGGACGCTGCTGGCATCAGCTTTGTGAAATATGATGGCAGGATAAAACCGGAAGATCGTGAAGTCGCAAAGTTGGAATTTCAGGAAGGTGAAGCGCAAGTATTCATCGGCCAGCAGCAGTCTGGAGGCGTTGGCATAACGCTCACAGCAGCCAGTTGTGTGGTTTATTTCAGCAATACCTTCAGTCTGTACGACCGGTTGCAGTCAGAGGACAGAGCGCACCGTATAGGCCAGGAGGAGGACGTTGTCTACATCGATCTGGTGGCTGAAAATTCGATAGAACACAAGACATTGGGCGTGCTTCGCAGCAAAAAGAGCATAGCTGACATCATAACTGGCGACAACCTATTGAATCTATTGTGATTTAAATAGTTTGCTTTTTGAACGGAATAGGAGCATAATACGTTCACTGGTTAAGCAAACTAGCAACTAGAAAGGAGAATTGAGATGAAAATAATTCAAAACATCAGCAGTGTTGAAATTGCTCTCTGCCTTGTCAAGGAACACTGTATGTGCGCAAGGTTCACCGAAACAGACTCGCATTATATTGTAATGTATCCTGCTGGCATGGTGCTTGATGGTGCACAATCATCGAAAGGGGAGGGGAAGGCGATTGCTCTGTCGCGGCTGCTTTCTGCCATGGAGAAACATTGGATTCAATCGGGGGTGACACGATGAGCAAAGTTCCAGTAGGAACTCAGTGGGGAAATAGCGAACGGCCAGTGTTGGCAACAGACGAATTCAATGAATTTGGCGACCAGATTTATATGAACGGTGGAAAGAGATGCATTGTCCTGAAAGGAAGTCTTTATCAAGCGATGCAGGCATCATCAATGCACAAACAGATGCGCAGAGACGCTTCTGAAGAATTGCTTGATGCTTTGTTGGCTTTAATTGAATGGTGTATTGAAACAGAACAAGGTTTCGCTTATAAAGCTAATATTATGAAGCCAATTGCATTCGAAAAAGCGCGTGTTGCAATTGCAAAAGCAAAAGGAGAGACATAATGAGTGTGTGTACAATAATTTTAACCTGCTGGCTCGTATCTAATATAGCAATCGTTTTTTGGTTTTTGTTTAGATTTGCAAATAAAAAGGAGAAATGTAATGAACGTAGTATTTAAAAATAAAGGCGAGATTGACCCGCGCGCATTTAGTAGTTTTGGCGTGAATGCAAAACCAGAGACTGATAGTCCAATTGGGTTTTTTGGCACTGGGTTGAAGTACGCATTGTCTGTGTTGCTTCGCAACGACCAGAGAATAACTGTCTATTCTGGGCAACGTGTGATTGAATTTTCACTTGTTGTAGGAGTGTTTCGCGATAAAGAATTTCAATTCATCAATATGTCGATTGATGGATCAGCGCCGGTCGAGCTTGGCTTCACCACTGAACTTGGCAAGAACTGGGAAATGTGGATGGCTTATCGCGAACTCGCATGCAATTGCATGGACGAAGGTGGCGAAATTTTCGCTGTTGCTGGAGATCCGTGGGAGATGGGAAAGCCCGAAGAGACCGTTGTGGTTGTCTCCGGAGCAGAATTCCTTCACGAATACCAGAACCGCGACAAAATTATCTTGACCGGCGATCCTATTTTCGCAACAAGCAGCATTGAGATTCACCAATTCACTTCTAACAAAGGGTATTATAGAAATGTACGTGTGCACGAAGACAAGCCCGGCCTATACACCTATAACATCATCGAAAGCGCCAGTCTCACGGAAGACAGGACACTGGCCTCCCAAGGCGACATCAGGCACATTGCTGCGCGTGAAATAATACTTCGTCTTGATGACGCTAAAATAATGGAAAAGATTTTGCTTGCCGACAACGAATATTTGGAGGCAGACTTTGACTTCCACGGCTGGGGATGGAATCCGTCAAATATTTTCCTGCAGACTGTGGCGCGCCTTGTTGAGGACAAATTTACGACAATCAATCAATCGGCTGTGCGTGTTTTTAAAGAAGCAACAAAGAAGACTGTGTCTCCAAAGGAATTCAATCTCAATAAAGTGCAACAAGGGTCGTTGGCCAAAGCTATCGTTTTTTGTGAAAGTTTTGGGTTCAATGTTTCAAATTACGAAATGGTATTCATAGAATCGCTTGGAGAGGGTACACTTGGTGTGGCGATGGACGGTAAAATATTTATTGCTGAGCGCGTATTTCATCAAGGCACGAAGCAGATCGCAAGCACATTAATAGAGGAATATTTGCACTTGAAGTTTGGGTTTAAGGACCTCTCAAGGGAATTGCAAACATACCTGTTCGACAGAATTGTCAGCATGGGAGAAGAATTACGGGGGGAAGGATTATGAAAACACTCGAGCAATATGAGGAAGAGCGTAAAAATCGTGTCAAGGAGCATGCGAATGAGTTGTTCAAAAATGGCATGTCTCCATTCATTCGTGAAAATTTTGAAAAATTTATGCGTGAATATGTTGAAGATGAGGCGCGTGTTACGGGTATGTACGACTACTTGTCGGAATACACCGCTGAACCCGAAGCTTCCGTGCTTCTTAGCGTCGGCATAACATTTATGCGCCAGATGATCGACTATTGGCAAGCTCACTCTTTGCTTTCAGCAGAGCGTGAAACGCCAAGCGCAATAGATGTGATGGGAGATGAAAAGGGGAGGGGTGACAAAGCATGCAACGGAAAATAGACGAGGAGAATGCAGCAATCGACTGTATGGAACGAAGGGCAAATAGGAGCATCACAATCCTCGTTTGCGTGCTAATTGTATTTCTTGTATGGAGTTGTCATTATGAATAAATTAATATATGAACTGTCAGCGATAGGGAAACCACTCCAACGATAATCGAACAGATCAGATGATAAGAATTGTTGCCGAATTAAGCCGATAGGGAGCTTCAGCATTGGGCAAACCGGAACCATAACCGGCCATATTGACTATAGGAGATTTTAAAATGATTGACCACGCAAAGAAAGCATTTTTAAGACGTAGAAAATTATGGTCATTAACCATGTTCATGCAAGATTATATATATCTGCGAAGCCGTGGATATTGTGTGTCTAAATCATTCAAACATGCAAAAGATCAGCATTAAATACGTTTGGATGTTCTGGCTCTTTGCAATGAACCCGTTAGGTTCTGCTGAGATACCTAGTTATCACCTGATGGGTGAGCCTAATGAAATGGTAGCTTGCAGATATGACGTAGAGGATGTGAACTGTTCGCCAGTTATCTTGAATAAAGAAAGAATTATTAAAAGGAGAATGAAATGAACGAATTGATTGGACACACCGCCAATGTGATGCTGGTAGAGACAAATAGTGGGCAACTGACCGCCACAATAGAACTCGTGTTTCTGGTGAGTGAGGCAAAATACCAAACCGACCTAACCGGCTCTGTAAAGACACGCTCAGTAACAGATGTGCGTTTTGCGACAAGTGCCAAGTATCTGCACGACTTGGCAAACAATCTTAGTGAGCTGGCAGACGAAACAGAGGAACTTGAAGAACGCGCCAGCTTAAAACCACGCGATATTGAAGGAGCATAACGTAAATGAAAACAGCAAAACAAGAATTGCTCGAGTCGATCCTGAAAGAAGGTGAGCACTACGCCGGAATTGTTCTAGGCAAAGACGGTGATCCCGATTACCATTTGATACTATCAGCTCCCAAAGAAGCATATTCGAACTGGGAAGCTGCCAAGGAATTCGCTGCAAAGGTAGGCGGAGAGCTACCAACATTCCGCGAGTCTGATCTGAACGATGGTTCGACCCCTGCTTTAATTGGAGAATAAATATGTCAAATGAAGAGAATATAAAAGCTCAGATAACCGCGCTCGAACATATGGCGGATGTGCTTATAAACGAAGTTAAATCACTGAGCAGATCAAGCCTATTTAGAAGCGGGGTTGATATTTCAGCGCAAAAGCTGAGAGTTAAAGCACAGTTAATGCGCGACTTTCACGACCCAATAAAAGTTAAAGTGTGGGACCAAACGAGGGGTAAGCAGCGAGTAGTCGAACCTATAATTAAGAAGTGATTTATAGCCGAGCACGCTTCACCGCCGGATTATGCGGATTTAACAGGAGATAAAATGAAAACATCAAAGCAAAAATTCCTCGCCTCGATACTTAAGAAGGGTGAGCTATATGCCGGAATTATCCTTGGCAAAGATGGTGAGCCCGATTACCATTTAATACTATTG